ACTCACAGTTTGGAAACGTGAAGTCATTAGCATATACAAGAACGAAGTCAACGTAGACATAGTGTGGTCCAGCCGCAATAGTTACCGGGTTATCATCCGCAAAAATACAGACTTTATCAATATCTTTTGCCGTGGTAAGGGTGACTGAAGAAACTGTCCAAGTAGTGTTGTATTCAGGTGCAACAGAACCAACGATCCATTGCGCGTCTCCATCTGTCACGTTGGCTGCGATTGATTGCGCTTCATCATAAGTGTCAAATTTCATGAGAACGCGGATGCCGCAACCGTTGGCGGATGCGCTGGTTTTCCATCTGACTTTACATTTCGTGTATAAGGTTGAACTGATGCTTGTCGTTAGATGAAATTCAGCGATCATATATTCGTCGGTAGCCAAACTAGGTGTGAGAGTCAAAGTCAATACGTCACCATCTGAATATAAGAGCGCGGCTAAAGTTCCGGTGCTTGTTCCTCCACCTGTTCCAGCAGTGACATCCATCACTGAACCAGCGGCCACGTCCGTTGGAAACGCGGTCAGTTTAATTGTCCAAATTCTTAATGTGTTGTCATACCAGAATAATGTACCTATCGTTGCGGCGTCGTCAGTGACTGCTAGATTTATGTCGCCTGCAACACAGTCAACATATCCGCCAGCCTGCATGGTAACGGTTTTGTATTCAGTGATGACTAAAAGTTGAGCAGCCGTGCAGTCAAAAAGCATTCCGTGTGTATGCGTGATTGTTGGATTTGTCATGTTTTGTCTCTCTGATAATTCAATAAATACTCAATTTGATACAAGGTGTTGCTGCCTAAGATTTCAGTGGTTTCCCTTGTCTGATCTAACGTGCGTACACTGCCCACTGGATAAGTTTCCAGAATCCGGCGCAGTTCAGTTTCACATTGAGTCACAGCTTTGTCCGCAGTTATGCCTGTCTTGTTGATTGCTGCAATGGTTATGGGCACTTGCTCTTTATACCCAAATGTGGAATGATCATGTCCCGTTAACGGTAGGGTTTTGGCTTTGCTTAGAAGAATCAGTACGTCAATGGTGCTGCCATTGTAGAGCTCTAATGTCAAAGGATAGGGAACGTTGCCATACATGCATTGAACGGTTAAGGCGGCTCCTGCATCGTCTTCCACATTTACGGCTGTCCACCAAGTTTCAATATAAACTTTCGTGCGGTATCTTGCATCATCACGAAGCCATGTACCCGCGTACGTGCTGTAATCAACGTCAAAATGTGAAGGATTAAAATGTAAATCACATTCATAATGGTCAAAACTGTCAGCATTCAACATTGGACGGACCGCTTTGACATCATAGTACCGGTTTGCTGCAGTCTTGATTTCATCGCCTTCCACAACCGCGTCTTCTGTGAGAAGCAAACCATCAGTCCGAACCATAGTGCCTGCACGTAATGCTTGCAGTTGACTAGACTTATCGAAGACTAAGCCTTGAATGGTGGTGTCGGTCCAAACTTTTTTGCACCATCCTGTAACTGTGTCTCTTGCGCCGAGGCTTAAGGCTCTGCGAGTGAGGTTTGTGCTTCCCATGTTATCAGCCTAGTTTGTTTGAACAACCAAAACGACTTTGCCTAAATACCCGTTGTTTGTATCCATAGCATACATCAATGCATAATCATGTGCAGCACTTGCGAATTGCGCTTTCAAGTCGCCACTAGTCACGTTTTCCCATGCACTGAAAGTGGTAGTGTGTATTTCTGAGCCTGCTACATCTCCGACACCGATTTTGTAAAGTTTAGTCCAGATTTTTGCAGGTGTCGCTCCCGCACGAGCCATCATTCTATGTTTGATGCTAACGATAGGCGGATATAAATCAGGGTCGAAAGTGAAGATGGATGGTGCTGAAGTTTCGTAACCTGCATTGTCCACTATCCATCCAGTGTCGGGTGGTTCACCTGCAACGATTGGTATTTGATGCTCAGTATTCACTTTCAATGAAGCTGCATCTACATAGGTGTTTGTGACTCCTGCATCAAGGAAGTTGGGCCAAACCGTTGCCTTTGTAGCGGCGGCTGCAAGATAGATTCCTATGCAGGCTCCTCCAGACTGTGTTATACTGTTTCCTTGAATGATTGCACTGTCTGCGTCAGCAACATATATTCCGTAGTCGGCTGCGGCTAGAATGTTTATCCAGTTTCGCATGACTCTAGGCGCTTTTAGTTCGGTTGTGTCGCCTTGGAGATAAATGTTTTTGTCAGTGTTTGCTTCAAAATAATTGTGATCAATCGTCAAGTTGGCGCAGTCATGTGCAACAATTCCGTTTACTGCATCACTGATTCCATTGTGAAAGATCAAAATGTTTTCGGGAGCTGATCCTGTAATGTCTATGTTTGCGATTGCCCCTCCCCTTATCCAATTATGAGCGATGTATAGGTTGTTGCTTTGGTTTCCGCCTATGCCGTCTATATCGATGATGTAGTCTCCGCCGTTGGCACGTAGATCGCAGTCGTAGACTCTGCTTTCCCATGACCGTTCAATCTTCAATGCGGAATTGTCATGGTTGTTCACGTTGATGTTTCTGACCACACAAACGTGGGCATCGTAGAGGTGGATGCCGTTGGTTGCTCCGTTTGCTACGCGGTTAATCCAACTTCCACCCATTCCGTCTAATCCTGAATAGTAGACGGTGTGAGTGGCATCGCCTATTTGAACTCCGTCGCCTGCGCCAGTGTTGACTAGGCTTGTGCCACCTTCAATGGTTAACCATGTTGCATCTTGAAGAATTTTGATGGGGCTTGCGAAGGTTGCTGCTGTGCAGTTTTGGTTTACGTGGACTCTGCCACCGCTTGCACAACCGAGCAATGCAGGGTTTACTACATCGATGAAATCTGCATCTTCATATGTGATTACGCCTGTTGCACCATTTCGAGCTTTAAAAAACCCTGAAGTTGCATCGTAGAATACGACGAATTTGGCAGATTGAGCTGGATTGCCGCCGCCCAACGCATTCTGAATATTATTCGCCCATGTAGGCGTTGCTTTGTTGCCTAAAGTTTTAGCGGTTGTGATACTATCATCTGACATCGTTATGCCTCTAAGGATTTGACAATTTCTTTGAAAGATCGCGCTTTGGCATGTTCAACAGTTTTCACTAACTCATCGAAACGGGGTTTGTAGATTCCCCATTTCATGTAACCCCATCTGCCATATCCCCAAAGAGCTTTATCCGTCATTTATTACACCAGTTTGACAACTGCTTTTCTACGGTAAGCGACAAGCAATTCTTTCAAATCATCCGTCAAACATGCTTTGCCTAACCCAACAAATTCAGTTGCAATCGTTGATGTAGCACTGCCTACTGCCGTGTTGCTTCGGGTTGTTGAGTCTTTTATGCGATGCAAAATGTTAGAGGCAAGTCTCGCGCTGCATTCTTGAACAGGCGATGGTGTACTTTTGAAGCCTGCTTTATATGTGACTCTGATATTGCGGTAATCGTAGTCAGGCAAATTACTAATAATGTAAACGCCTGAATCATCTATGATGTAGTCGCTTGATCTGCCTTCCGTGCGCGTGGTCCATGATCCTGCAGTGGTTTCTTCCTCAAACTTTGTGACACTAAGCACTGGGGTATGTTTCAAACGCAGGAAAGGCCTGTAATCCTGAGATAAAAGAAAAACAGTGAAGCCGACATACCCGAATTCTGCGCCGTCATGCAGTTCCTTTTGTATTTCTACGCCGCCGCCGTTGAAGAATCCGTCTGGTTGATCACAGTAATTATCGATGCTTCGGTCTGCAAGGTTGATGACGTATTGAAGTGTGTTTACATAGTCGTAGCCCGTAGCACCGAAGTCTGCACTGGTGATTTGCGCCCATGTTTCAACGTCAAGTTTATCACAGTAAGGCATAGTCTCAGTATCCTGTCGCTACAACTAAGGCGGGAATGTTAGTTATTGCTGCTGTGGTTATGGTCACAACGTTTGTTGCGTCCGTGCAAGTAAGCGCGGCTCCTGTGTCTAGTCGGAATGCGACGGCTACAGTGATGTCAGTCATTTCTCCAATAGTCACCGTATCATTCGTGGTCACGGCTATGACTTCGCACACTACATAACGTAAGCCGACGGCTCCAAGTTTGCCTCTGTACACGACTGTTTCTGCTCGATCAGCCAAACCTAGTCACCTACTTTAACAGTCTGCCGCGTATTTTGATAAAGCCAAGTGTGTCGCCAGGAGCGCCTGTCCACAAAAGCATATAGTAAAGTTTTCCTGCTGTAGCTAATTCAACGATGCGTGGCAACTTGTATTGTGCGACTTCCGCCGTTCCCGTTGCAGCTTGATAGCCTGCACTGTTATAGCGGTAATTGACGGAATCGGCTTGGGCTGCGGGACTCCAAAAAGCGATTGCTGTCGTTGTATCTACGTCATCTGCGATTGCATCTTCAAACAAGTAGAGTTGATAGGTTTCTGCGGCTGTTGGATTCAAATAGTATTGTACGTCTTCTAACAGAAACTTTTTAACGGGTTCTCCTGTGCTTGTGGTCACATCCATAGTAAGTGTTGGGGTATCTGCCAAGGTTTGGTCTGTTTCGAAATAGTTGCTTGTGCCTGCTAAATCCATTTTTTCGCCTGTTACAACTAGGCTTAGTCTGTTGACTCCTTTTCTAACTGAATCATCATGGGCTACCATGTTTTTTTCCTCTTTTCTAGATTATTGTGAAGGATTCTGCGTGGTTTTCAGCCTCTTTATCGCAGAAACCTTGTGTTAATTTGATTCCGAGGCTATTCAACTACTAAGAAAGGGTTGTTTCTAGATTCCCCACGCAATAACGTATAGGTACGCGTTTGCTAGAGGGTCCAAGACGGTTATAGTTGCGGCTCCACCTGCAACAGCGATTGCGCTCACATATTTTGTTGCTACACTTGGAGGGCTAGTGGTGACTCCGTAGATTTGCTTCAGGTTCGTTACTGCCGCAGTCACAGTTACTGTAGTGTCGCCGTTGCCATAAGCGTATTTGAGGATGCACATTTTGAATTTGCCGCTGTAATTCCGTTTTCGATAGGTTAAAGTTACAGCCAAATTTTACACCCCCCACGCAATCAAAGTCAAATAGCAAGCTGCAGCAGGATCAGTCACCGTTAAAGTAACTGTTCCACCTGCAACCGTCCCTCTCGTCACGTACTTTGTGTTTACGCTGGACCCTGAAGGTACAGTATAACCAAACAGGTTGCGCAGTCCGGTTGCGCAGGTTACTGTCGTGTCAAGGTTGTCATAGGTCATTTTCATTGTGACTTTTTTAAAGCGTCCATCGAAATCCGTTTTTTTCCAAGTGGTTACGACTGCCATTTCAATCAGGCTCCTATGAAGCTATGAATGCTAGTTTCGCGTGGCTTGCCCAATTCCGAACAATCAACTGTCCTGCAGTGTAAAGTACGTGTCTGTTTCCGAGTCCAGGCTGTACTTCAGTATGCGAAGGCCAAGTCTCATACGTGATGGGTATCAAAGTGCGGAATTCTAGTCCGTCCATGTTGATGAGGTAAATGTTGCCTGGTCCGCCTGTAGTGTGCTTTGCATTCTTCCAGAGCCAACTTGATGCTGCTGTGCCTTGAAGGTAGGGGCTAGTGAAGAATGGCATTTTGACTCCGCAGATGGTTAGACTTGATACTGAAACTTTGCCGCCTTCTACGCCTGGTCTAGTGCTGACTCCGTTGATTGTTTGTGTTACGTCTGCTGGTCCTTCTAGGAACCGTTGTTTAGGGTCAATTTCGTTCTGTATTTTGTTTAAGGCTTTAGGCGAACATAATCCTATGTAGTTTCTGCCATCGCTTGGCGCGTATGTTAATGCTGTTGCCATTAGGTCGTCTAGTTCGTCTAGGATGTTGTAGGCTTCTCCTGCAGCGGCTGAACCACCTGTAGGCAGTCTGATTTGACAGTCCCACGCGGTGCTGCCGCTTCTATCTATGCGTGCGGTGTCGGTGCCAGTTTTGTTAGTTGGTCCCCAGAAAATGTCTCCATCAGTGTCCGCGCTAACATAGGTTGCTGTTCCGCCTTCGCTTTTGGTTGTGAGCATTCTGTCGATACATTCGATTGTTGCGACTCCGGGTGCGGCTGCCGTGTAACTTGCTGGCGTGTCTACGCCGTGTCCGTATGTTGCAGCGTCTGGATCGAGGTAGACTCCTGCGAGAGCTTGGTCAAGGTTGTTGGTGAATACTTCTGTCATGTATTGACGTATGAATTCTGCGTCAGTGACGGGTGCGGCCTGTATTTTGCTCAGTTCTCTTGCGACGAGTGTGTCTTCCCATTGCAACGTGTGAACTGCTGGAACAATGAAGTCTACGTCAGTTATTGAGGGAATGCTTGTGTCTGCACCGAAGATTGCTCCTGCTGTAAGAATGGGTAAGAGTCCGGTGTGTGCGTCGGTGCTGATGTAGTGGAAACTGTCGCCTTCACTTGCGTATGAGGTTTTGCGGAGTAGTTTGTAGAGTGTGGTGCTTCTGGTGAGAGATTCAAGACTTACTTTCGCGGAGTATGCAGCGTTAAAGTATGTTGGTGTTGCAGTGTAGTTGTATCTGGTGTCTTCCTTCATGATTTCTGCAAGGTCAGTATCTACGCGGGGACCGAATCCTCGGTAGTAACCTTGTAGAAACTTGTCGAAGGGAATGCTTTCATGTACCATTACTTTAGTCCTCCTTTTCTTGTTTCTTCAAACATTTTGTCGATTGGATTGGTTGAAAGGTTGCCTTCTGGTCCTTTTTCGCCTTCTTTTGCGGGTGTACGTTTGTCTGTGTCGGCTTTCTCTAGGAGGAATTTCCTAACGTAGCCATGAAGATCGCTCATATGAATTGCTGGGTCCATGTCGGCACCAAGTCCCTTTCGCACAGCTTGCTCTACTTGCACATCTCTTTCCGCTATTGTCTCAAGAATTTTAGTATCTAATCTTTTGTCTCTTTCATCGAGTTGTTGATGAACTCTACTGAGTTGATTTTCTTCTGAATCCTTGATAGCTTTGACAACGCGATCATACAAGGTTAAACTTTCAGTATTTGTAGTGCCTGTGGTAGATGATCTAGGCAATAGAACATAGTCTTTCTTAAGTTCTTCCATGACAGCTTTCTTGATTTCGTCGATATTTGGTTTGTTTTCTGACATTTTTCTTTCCTTCTTTTTTTAATGTCTCACGCCTTTTTAGGGGCAGAGGCAATGACTAGAATTTTTTGCTGAACGGGTAATCTTCAGGCAAATTGCCTACAATGGTCAAACGTACTCGCTTGTCCATGTAGCAATCATATTTACGTCCGTTCTCATCGAAAAACTCGTAACTACACTGCGGCTTGTTTATGATATCCATTGGTCCACGCGGATACTCTTTGCACATTTTAGGTCGTTTACTCCAAACAGTGCAGTGTTTTTCTTTTGAGCCATCATATTTTTCGCAGAGACGGTAAATTCCAAGGTTGAAATCGTAGAGGTTGCAACAGATTCCACAGTTGCAGCATTCGCCTACCCGTATGAGATTTTGCGGTTGCTTGGTTTTTTGATATTGAACTGTAGCCACTGGACGCAAGGTTAAGCCTTCTTTGGTTGGCTCACATTGTGTTTTGCTAAGTTTCCCTCGATCTCGAGGTGTACCTCATGGGCGACTGGATCATTTTGCACTGTTTGGGTAGAGGTCTTTGCCTCAACTTTGCCCGTCATTAACGGTGCTTCTTGTTTTGCCAAGATTTTGAAGTTTGCTTTTGGATTCACGCCTTTCTCACAAACAGTAATTTCAAACGGTTCAATATCAAACACTTTACGAATTGTCGTAGATCCTTCAGTAATATGTTGTACTGGTGGTAAGGGCAGTCCAGCTATTGAGTACATGCTCATTTCACCGTTCAAAATCTTGTTTCGCCATTTCTGCGTCGTTTGAAACTCATCATTCCTGATTTTTGCTAAAAGATACAATCCTTTCTCATTCACATGGCTAAAATAGTCTGTTCCATCTACCGCATGATAATTAAGGATAGGCGTACCCATCTTGTAATTGCTGTGTTTCACCATGATATTCCTGTATTCCACAGGCAACTTGAACAGTTTCTGCAAATAGTTCACTTGAGCTTCAGTCGTGATCAAATCATTTTCAGGATCCACAAGCTCCCAACTTGCGAAGCCTCCGATGATCAAGTCTTGATTGCTTTTGCTGATTATGTCATAGTTTTCTTGATCGCAACTCTTGTAGAGTTCACCTTTTTCTGCTCGGGCTTGAATTGAACCGCAAATTTTGTTTGCAGATTCTTCATCGTGTCCCGTGTCCATCATTTCCAACTTACACGAATCGAAGTCTTTCCACCTTGCCATAGGCATTGTTTAATCATACTCCTTTACTTTGAACTGTAACCATTCACGCAACGCAATTAACAGACTGTTTGGCAATCCTTTCAATTTGCGTCTGCGCATCTGTTCAAGAATGATGCTGTAGCCGCCGCCTGTAGGTAACACTGCTGGTATGGTGGTGGGTGCGCCAACTACGCCCTGTAACTGTTCTTTAGCTATTACGTCGGAAGTGAAATAACTCATTTAGAAGTGCCTCGGATTCAATTTTGGAAATCGGTTGCAGGCTGAAAACAGCATTTTACTGTTCAACATAGTCGTCATTGTGTTGGCTAGGTTGCTGCCTTTCTTAACGGTTGCGCCGCCGCTTGGCGTGTAAGTGGCGCGTATACATTCCATTGAATCAGCACTAGACTCAGGAACACCAAAAGGATCAGGTGGGTTCGGATAAGTCTCACCGCTAGCTTGATTAAATTGAGTAGCATGACCGCCAGCGTCCATATGCACCCAAATGTCAGCATCATTCATAATAATAAAAGCGTATTGTGTTCCAGATGTCAAAGCGTGCGCGATGGTGAAAAGATAAAATTGATCTACCGCCCCGATAACGACTACATCGGAAGTTGCCAACAAATTAACTGGTTTATTTGCGACTACGTCATACAAAAAGACTTTTGTGTTAGCGTTTCCTGCGACACGAGTTGCTTTGACTTCTACTGTAGTTAAATCACCGTTCTCTGCGTTCATGGTATACCATGAGCCGCCAGCCCAATCAGTCCAATGACGTTTAACTCCGTTTACGCTTGTGTATCCGAATGTTGCCATAGCCTAGATTTTGCCTCCCTCAACAATCGGGGTTTCCTGAACATTCCAATACGCGCCTTCAATGTTGCCTGCCGTCTTCGCATTTTGAAGTTGAAGGATAATCGCGTCTCGCACCGCATTCTTCTTGGTTTCGACTGTGCCGATTTCTATTCGGATTGTCATGCTGTAACTATATGCCATTCACATCACCTCTTTAATAGTAGCTGATTATCACGAAAGTTTGAACATCATTAAACACAAGGTTGCTTTGATCTGCAACTGCTTCGTCCCATTGAAACTCGTAAGTATCGTTAAACACGTCCACCGTGCCAACAACATCCGTATATCCAATTATGCAGTCGCCGCCCTCCCGCGTGCTTGCCGCCACGCCGAACTGGTCATCAACAAAGTGAATGCAGTCTGCCCAGCCTTCTGCGGCGGCTTGAATCTGAATTTCCTGTGCACCACTCAACTTGTTTGCGGCTGCATTCGTGTTTTCTATCATGCGGAACTTGAATCCTGCGTAGGCGTGAACTATTGTTCCTGTAATGTTGGGCAACGTGACTGTTGGTAATGCTTTGTCGCCTGCACCATTTGTCACAGTTACGCTGATTTGGCTTGGACTGAAAAACGTACGTGTGATGAGGTGGTGGTCTGTTCTTGCTTTAATCGCATCTATCAACAGGTCTAAACGTCCACCATTAACCAAATCAGTCTGCAATTCGTTGCTATCATCATAGACTGCCCGCAACACTTCTGCCATACTCACGCCGTTGGCTGGTGCTGCAGCCGCAGACCATACTGGAATGCCATTGGCTCCATGTAAAACATCATATAAACTAATGTCGGCTGGTAGTGCAGTTCCACCGAAGTCTCCATCGCCCGCAGCAACGAATTGGCTGAGTCTATATGCAAGACTGTTAGTGCCAGGCGCAGCTAAAAGTGCAATCTGATCCAGAGCGTAGAATGATCGTTTGGATACGACTATTTTGTCGTTTGCTTCGACATTATTGTTGAATGCTGCCGTCGTAAACGTGCCTGTGGCAGTGTCATAGTCGGTGATGTCTCTTGCCGCATCGGCTTCGGGGCTTGCACCATGACTGTTATCGTTTAACGCTACTTTTAACACGTAGTCGGTGTTGAAGAAGTCATCTCCAAACCCTGCAAGTTGAGCGCACACAATAATGGTGGTGCTGGCTCCCATTCCTGCATCGCATGTTCCCGCATAACTGATTCCACCGCCCGAATGCACGGCTCCTTTCAGCAAAGCCATTGCGCTTTGAGTGTCTGTGAAGAACCATTTCGGCGTATCCGTTTTGTTGCCGAGGACGTCACGCATATTGGTGTTTGTAACTACATCTTTGACTGGAACAGTGTGTAAGGCTTTAATGTCGCTGTCGTCTGCGGGGTCTGCTGGAAGATTATCAGTCTTTGTTTTAATCGCATCTACAAGAAGATCAAGTCTGCCGCCGTTCACCCAGTCAGTTTGAAGTTCATTCGTGTCTGCCAAAATGTCTGCTGTATGAAGATGAACTGCAGCAATGTCTGCTTCAGCACCCGCCGCATGAGCGTGAGTTGCCGCCACATCAGTTATTATGTCAGCTTCTTGCCCACCACCCACCATAAATTCTTTGTAGGGGTAATGGAACACGTAGTTTTCTGGAACAAGAGTTTTGCTCCATTCAGTAGCCCAAGTGCCCGCTGCATCAGGCGTAAATGAAGTCGTGTACCATCCATCACTTTCTTCTGCCACAACAAGCGGTGCCCGATTGCCTAATTGGTCTATTTCAACGCATGTTACGTCTGCGAGAAGTGTTGCGGGTGCGCCTGTTGCCAAAACCGTTAGGTAACAGCGGTCTTTGAAGGCTTCACCGATTTTCAAACCCATTTTCAAGGACTCCAAACACAAGTTTTACATTTCTGTTTGAGTTTGTAGGCTGCAAAATAGCCCGCGAGATAACCTCCGAAACTGCAAGCTAACCCGAAGATTAAGAGAACTTCAAACAAGTCCATGTTTAAATCATGTTCCTTTCCGTCACATCAAGAATCCTGTTCACGCGCAAGAGTGTCTCGTTTTCGAGGTTGGCATTCTTGTTTTTCTCATGCCAAATACTATCCAACATCGACAACAACTGCTCAAATTTACTGTTAATCGTCATTTGAAACGTTTTAATGTCAGTGACTTCTTCTTTACTGAATTTATTAGATTTCTCGATTTGACTGATCAAGTCTCTAGAAGTTGCCGTGTACGTGGTGAACGCGGTTTTAGTGGCTTTCAACAAGTCTTCAGGCAAACTAGCAGGAATAGGACTGCCTACAGGAAGATTTTCAACCTTTTCTAACAAGGTTTTCAAGCGGTGTTCTGCTTGCTCAATTTCTTGTAATGAAGTGGTTCGCTGAATTGTTTCCTGCTGGTTGCTAATTGATTGTTCTTCTTGTAACTTGCGTTTTGCAGTTGAATAAATGCCTTCACTCATTCTTTTCTTCCTCTACCACACGTTCCAAGAAACATCGACAATTTGGATGAATATGAACCTCAATTCTATCAGTATCCACAATCTCTATGAAAGGAAAGAAACTTCTGAGCATGTTTCCTGTAAACTGCGGATCACTTTCCCACTGCCGACATTCCAAGCAGGTGCGGTCATCTGTGACTGCAACGTACAGCCAAACGTCTGCTACACTGAAAAACGTGATGGGAACAGGAAACAGGTCGCGGTCTATGCGTTGTGTTGCTTTGACTGCTTCAACCGCTTCTATAATATGTGATAGGCAACTCATTCAGTTTCCTCTTGTCTAAGTGCCCGTGATCTACGAGGCTTCGGTTCTTCCTCTACCTGCACTATTGAAGGTTCTAGACTGACAGGTATAGTGGCAGTGACCTCAGTCTTCAGGTTCCGAGTAAACCATTCTTGTCTGAAATGATCCCATTCAGTCGGTTTCGATTGAGCAAACGCGAGAGCGCATTCCTTCAACAATTCATCATCAGTCATCCTTATCCACCTCCGTCACAATCCACGTTTTCTTACGCAATCCTTTCTCGGTGGCAAAGACTTCTTCTGTTTGAAATGGTTTCTTTCCTTCAAAAGCAGGCTTCTGGTCGCCTTCACCTTGCTGTCCGAACTGTTGAAAAGGCTGAAACGGCTTCGGTTTTCCACTGATCTTAACGTCACCTTCATCTGTGAGTTCCGCATTCATGCCCGCATTACTAGCCCGAATCACTGTCTCGACTTTGGTCTGTAAAATCGTGATGTCCTGCATTTCATCTTTCTCTTCAACAGGATTAAACTTGAATTCCCAGTCTGTTACGCCTAGTTTTGGCACGATCACGTTGTTGAATGGATCTTCAAACCCATGCTGATACATTTCAGTCGTATTATTATTCACATCAATCTGCATACGTGGATTATTTCCAGTCTTGCCCTGCTCGATTACACCTGTGAAAATAGGGGTTACGCCGTAGACTGCGCAGACTGCTTCACGCCACAACTTCCACCAATCAAGACTCTGCATCTTTTCGCTAGGTGGCATTGCATCAATCTTTGTGGTTCCACCCGTGCCTTTACTACCGATGAATAATGTGCTCAGTCGAGAACTTGTTAGTCCTGCTGGACTCTCTGCTTTTACCAGGTTCTTTTGCACTTCTACTTGTTTTGCAATGTCATTAGCCTCATCCATCGTCATGCCTTCAAACACAATCATTTGTGCAAGTTTGCCGGTTGCGTAGTTGTCCAGGTTGAATTTGTCCATTGCAGTAATGCTTAACACGATTCTGAGGCAACTCACAATTTTGCTGTTTCCGTACAGGCTGGGAAGCCAAACATCCATTTTACTGTGCAACATTTCGTCTTTAGCAAACCGGGCTTTCACAAACCCGTTTTTGAGCATGACAAACGCTGTTCGCTTCAACTGTACGTCAGGATGAACGGTGCAAAGTTGGTCTTTAGGATGGGATTGTTCTGGAAACTCTCTTGTGCAAATGGGACAGAACCATTCATTATTGCCGAGTCTGCCGAACTTGTCAGCTACTATACGCATGGTTACACTGTCTTCCACATACACAGTCAAGGGCGTGTCTGGTTTAGCGTATTGAATGCTTAAGTACCAGTCGTCAACGCTGAGTTGATACCGTAAGACGCTTTTTACTATGTCGTCCATTTCATCGTCGGGATTAGGGTCTTCAATGAAGGCTTCAAGAACCTGTTTCTGTTCAGGATCTGGTTCTCTCAACTGTTTGCTTTTGCATTGTGGGCATTCTTCTTTTTTACTGTCAAACTCTGCACCGCATAAATCGCATTTGCTTTCCCACTTCGGTTTAACCTGCCACTTGTTGCGGGTGACTTCTTTAATGATTGTTTCATGAACAGTGCGCAAAACCTCATTGCCAAGCGAATAGCGAACTAGGAGATTGTAGTCGTATTCGGGTTCAGTGATCTTGTTTTCTACTTCAGTGCGTTCTAGGATTTGGCTTCTGCGCTGATTCTCTATTGCTTGTGTGACTGCTTTTTCAAAGGTGTCTTTGCTCACGTAAGGTGTTCTGGTTAAGAGTTCCCAGACTTGAATACGAAACGGTTTCTTAGATGCCATAATCAATCATACTCTAGTTTCAGGTGGTTTTCTATTAGGAAAATTCTCTAACCAATCAGAATAAGCATCAGGCAAATCATATTCACCGAATTTAACTTTCTGTCGTTTCAATTCAGCGAGATACCACCTTTGAAAGTCTATGTTGGTGTATTTGCCCCAATCATTGTTTACCAATTTATGAATTTGACTCCGCCACCCTTCCGCGTACCCATCAACGCATAACGAGTCGCATCAATCGCGTGATCATTCTCTTTCACGTTTTCATCATACACCATGACTTCATGAATCCAATTCACACAATGGCTATTCACGTAGATGCGTGGTCTTCCATCGCCTTGTACCACAAACCTGCTGCCTAACGCATGAACACCATCTTCGCGTTTGCTTTGATCTGGATAAGCGTCTAAGCCTGCTTTCTGAAAGACATCTATCATTTGCGGTTCGGACCGATCACAGAAGAACGCGCCTTTGCCCCAGCGTGTTTGCATTTCCTTAGCTTCTTGGATAAGCGTTTCTTGTTGGACACGGTTTTGATAGAACTCATCCAATACATAGGCTCTATTATCGTAGTCGAACCCGATTGCCACAATGGCACTTGGGTTGGTCCACCCGAAATCGACACCGTAAAGTATGGACTGTAATTTGTCCCGTTGTATGTCGCGTAATTCGTGGATTGTGCTGTCATAATCGAAACTTCCTATGCCTGCAGGAGCAAACAAACCGTCGATGAATCGTTTGGCTAGGCTTCCGTGATGTGTGGCAAGGATTTCCTGTTTATACTTTTCAGGCAGAAACGGATTATCAAGCATGCTCCAACGGTAAACTTTGCTTCCAGGATTCCGCTTGTTAGGGTTCTCATAGAAATCGTAGAGTCTACAGTCCGGGATGAGTGGGGGTGGGGTTGTTGTTACTATACTGCTTGCAATGTCTGTGTGTGTTTTTCCTGAACCTCTGAGCCTGCGTAATACTACGTCTTGTGACTCAGCAAACTTCTTAACATATTGAGCTTCATCGAGCAATACTACATCGACGTTTGTGCCTTCTGCAAACTCTGGTTCTTCAAGTCCGCCGAACCATAATGTTTGGTCATCTATGAATTCGATGCAGTTGTCGCCATGCCGATAGTCTGTGACTATGGGGTTGTCTTCTATTGGGTGACCTAGGAGCCATTTGCTTTCTAATGTTGGAATGAGGATTCTGCGAACCATTTTGTAAGTAGGTTCAAAAATGTAGCCGATGCTGTGCGGGTTTTCTACAAGTATACTGAGGAGTTCGAAGCATCCGCAAAGTGTTTTGCCACCGCCTACTCCGCTGAAGACAGCTCTATGTCGTATTTTGTATCGGTCATTATGGAATGCTTGTTGTTTAGGAAACGGGTAATATCGTAGGTAGCAATGTTGTTCAAGTTGTTGAGACAAGAGGGTCGGGCTTCCATAGGTGTAGGTGTAGGATGTGGTGTGTTTCGGTGTGTTCGCTGTGGATGTCTTGTTCTACTTTTTGTGTTAGTAGGGTGCCTAGGGTTCGTATTGCTTCTATTTCTAGTCTTGCCCATTTTTGTCTTTCGTTGTCTCTGGTTTTTTTGGATTCTATTTTTTTCTGGAATAGGAGGGTTAGGTTTGTTAGTTTGGTTATTGCTTCTTGTTTTAGTGTTGTTTCAGATTTAATGTTTCCTTGAATGTCCGTGGATGTTTCTGGTTTTGCCATGGCTTTTGCTATGATTTCTTTTTCAGTTTTGGGTGTGATGTATTCTGTTCTGCTGACCTGTTTACCTTCAGTCATTCATGTTTCACCTTTTAGCATGATTTCTACTATTTGTTTTTTAACTATCTCAGGTTGGTTGAAGACTTGCCAATTTGTGAAGTGTAGAAGTTTTATACCTTCTCTTTTGAGGTTGTCTTCTCTATATTGGTCATAGAGTCGCTGGTTCTGGTGGATGGATCCGTCTATTTCTATGCCTAAACGTAGCGGGTGGCAATAGAAGTCTATTATATACCCATATACTATTCTTTGCCGTTTGAAATAGTAAGGGGTTATTCTGTTAATTTCTTGAAGTATGGTCCATGCTTTTGCTTCGCCTTGCGTTGGATAAAGTATCATGCCTTTTGCTAACTGATCTTTCTTTATTTGTTTGCGTATCCATTGACTATGTTTTTGTGGTTTCCAGATTTGTGATAATTCAGCAAGGGACATTTTCGAGACATCCTAGATTAATTGAATTGGGAGAGACACCTCCAACCATTATAAAATGAGGGATACTCAAGCAAAGGAGAAGGAGAATGTTAGAGGTGTCTCACGTTTTTGCTGCTTTCTCACTCATATACAGCAACTTCGATGTTTTGCGTAATGTCCATTTGTTGCCCCAGCCACGTTTATAATGGTAGTTTAAGCCGCAGAAGTCGCAACGTAGGATTAGCCAGCCCTTCTGTTCGTCTTTGTCGTAGATTTTGATTTCGCGCTGGCATTGACTACAGTTAGCCATAGTTTTAGCCTTGTCCTAACAGCCATTTGATTAACGGGATAACGTTGCCGTGTGCAGCGTACCCTATCAGTATGCCTAAGAACAGGGCGATGAAAACGGAGAGGAAGAGTGCGCGGAAACTGAGTTCTTGACGCGGAAAAAGCCGAAGCATGTTACTTCACAACTATGGTTTCGTAGGTGTTAAGTTTCCAGGTGGTAAGTTGCTGTGAAAGAGCATTATTTGCAGCGGTTAACTCTGTGATTTGCTTTTTCTGTTGATTGAATAATGTTTGGAATTGGTTGACCTCAGTTTTCAAGCCTTCAAACTCTGCTACTGTTTGCTTCTGTTCTTCTTGGAGACTGAGCAACTTGTTTTCTAAAGCGGTTTTCTCGTTCTGTACGACCTGAATACTGTTGCTCATTGTGCCCATGGCTTGATCAGCGGTTCCCTGTACTTGACTGATTGTAGTGTTTGCTCGGTCTTGCACTAGACGGTAGGTTCCTACGATTGATGCGGCGGCTGATGCTAAGGTTAGTCCTATGGTTTTAGGGTCAGTTCCAATGAAAGATAGGATCTGTGTGTAGGCGACGTTTACTGCGTTTGTGTAGATTGGAAAATAGTTCAGCTTGTAGATTGCGTATCCCGCGCTGATTATTAGAACGATTACTAACAACCATTTCTTTTTACTCATGTTTACACTTCCAAAGGTTCAAGAATATCCGTCTTAGGAACGGTGAAAGACCAATTAACATCGAGATGACTCACCGCGATGTATTGTTTGATTGGAATGAGGATTGTGTGATTTGACCTTCCTTTGCGTCCATCATTATCTTTCGCGTCGATAATCATGGAAATAGCGACTAACTGCTCCGCCGGCAACCAACTATACTTTGGTATTAGGTCTGAAGGAAGTTTTTGCAGATACTCTAGACTTTTCGGTTTAAGCATGGATAAGACTTTGGGACTGTGTTTGAAAATGTACCCATCCCCATTTGTGAGTCCATACCAGAAATGTTCCAATTTCAAGATGCAAACTTTCCCAAAAAGTTGACGAGGTTCAAGTAACTTTGCGCCCAGTATTGAGGGACCCGCTGGTTGACTTCCATTTGAATTTTATCGCCGCCATCAGACCACTTCAAAGGCTTGTTTGATACTGTATCCTTCTGGATTCTAACGTAGCTTGGGAAAAACATGAGTTCTAGATTAGGGTTGCGTTGTTTCTCGAATTTGAGTAGACTTGTGGTTTGTGGGAACAAGGTTTCCATGAATGTTTGTGCGCCTTGACCTGTTTCGTCATCGAGGTCGATGCCCATTTCCTGTGCGTAGGGCATGAGTTTATCCCATTTCGTGATTACAACAGCGATAGCTTTGATGGGTTTACCCTTAGAGCTTTCTTTATAACTCACTATATCCTGTAGGAAATTGTACAGGTTTGCGTCAGGATCTGAACTAATACCGCTCCTTTCTTCGTCTTCAGTTTCCTTTTCAATTTGCACACCATCATCAAACGCCATCGCCCGAGACGCTGGAGCAATGAGAATGTAGCCTTCACAGTCACGCACGTAGTTGATCAGACTAGAACTCATATTGTAGGATTCTTGACTTGCCGGGTTTTTACGTCGAAAGTTAATTGTTTTAATCATGTTTTGCAGTTTTTCCCCAGCCAAATCGCAGATTGGAATGTTGATTTGTTTAGGGTTCCCAAATTTGCTTCCCCATCGACAAAGTAACCCGTCTTCATGCCGGTCTGAACCTGCAGCATCGGTTTTGGGTGGAAAATGGCCTGTTCGCATTTTACTAACGTAATCTATAATGTTTGTGCTTCCTGGCAGTGTGCGACATGCAAAGTTTGGCAGTTGGCTACTGAGTGTCTGTGAAGTTAGGACGAGCAAGGTGCTGACTGTGGTTTTGCCACTGCCTATTGTGCCGACCATAGCGAATTTGGTTTTGAACTTGAACGTTTTGCTTAAAGGTTCAACCTGAGTGGCTTGCGGTTTATTAGCGATTATCGTTTTCAATCTTTCCATTATCAACTGCCCTCCTTAGGTACTTCCGTTGGCTTCGATTGTTCAATAAGTTGAGGCAATTCTGGTTCAGGTCCGCCACGCAAAGTTAGGGTTGGTGTCATTGTTTTGGTCACGCCTCGCAGTGGATTCCAAATGTACTTGCGAAGAACTACAAGCCATAGAATGGTGAATCCTATGCCTACACCGAAGAATATTGCTGCTGCGGGTCCTAGTCCTGTTGCGCCCCATGCCATCATGCCTGTCATGGAACCTGTTACTAAATTGACGAATGTTACACCAATGTAGTTCACGCCAATGTCATAGACCGTTGCACTGATTGAGGGTACTATGGCACAGGCTACAGCTAGTGTAGTTATGATGAGTAAGACGACGATGACGAGCCATGCTAGTTTTCTCATTCAACAAACACCCCCCTTACTTTTGAGGAACACACTACAACGTCTACAATTCGGGAAATCTAGACAGTTTAAAGCCTCTGAATGTGGGCACTTCACTTTCTGAAAATCTCCATCTCCACGCGAGTTGCTTAATACGCATCCAGCAAATGCGGCTGAAGGTACTGCACTCGGATCGGATTGCCCGAATTTATGCCCTAAGAAACTAAGAATGATGTGACTGTCAACCAAGTTGACTGTTTCTGCCTGTATTGGATCTTGAAAACTGTTGTCCCACATAAACTGTTTAGCACTCATACGCTGTTCTCGACGTAACTTGCTTTTTTCGCTTCTTGTGTGTTTGCTCATAACGGCCACACTGCTTTCAATTCAGGAGGGTCAGAATCAAAATTATCCGCAATGTGTTTTATCATGCGAACTTTGAGTTCTAGCAAATGTAATTTGCGCCAATTCTCTTCCATTTCAGGAGTTCTTAAAGGTCGCATGTTTGCTCAAGTCACCTGTCTCCACGTTCACCTTTAAGGGATCACGCAGATTTGACTAGAAACAATTAGTAGACTATGATGGTGGAGGTGCTATTTAAAACTTACACTAAGTAACCAAAGTGCATCTAAGTTACTTTTCTACACCACTCTGTTTCAAATGAGTATAGGTTTCTCATAGTTACCTTGGCGTAAGAATAGGATAGTGATACTTATTTAAGCAACTTCACCATAGTCTATTCAGGGAAGGTGAAAGAAAATGGCAGAACTGTTAGAATGTCTCTTGTGCGGTTACAAGACTGTTCGTTGTGGGATGACTAACCATCTGAAGGGTAAGCATCCCCTTGACTACATTGGGCAACCAATGGATAAAATCACAAAATCTCTCGGTCCAATCAAATGTAAGGACTTGAAAACTTTCATCAAAACCTTGAACGCAAAGAAGTGAGGTTGAAGGTTGCCGAGGAAAAAGGGTTCAAGGAAGGCGAAACAAAAATGGCTGAATCCACTTTTAAATCTGAATGTAAAGATAAAGGGTTCTGTTTTGAGACTGATTGTTCAAAAGAAACTACTTGTCCCTTCCTAGAGTGTACGCGTGATGCTTGTGAATGTGCTTCATGTCTTGATTCTAACAAAAAATGCAGATGCTCAAAATGTGATGTCTTCGAGTTGAGAGGCGAATGTGATTGGAGAGAAGAATGCGGATTAAAAGATGATTTTGGGGAGGCTTTTGCCAAGAATTTATAAACCGCGCTACAAGTTTCCTGAAGCAGATCGGCTTCTCATTGACAAGTGGATAAACAGTTATGCAAGATGGCAGAGTCGCAACGCCTACTTTTTTGGACTTGCAAACTTCAAACGATGGTACAAGAACCCCCTCTCAGAATGGTTACGCTTGCCTAGTTGGAATGAAAAGAAGGCTTGTTGGGAGAAACTTGCGCTTGACTTCCAAAACTATGCAGTAAACAATCCGTTACCCGATGCTGAGAAGGCTTTATCTGTCAACACGGTTTTAACCGCGTTGCGAGCCCTAGCCAGTTTCACTTATTACCATCGACATGAAACCTTCAAGTTGCGCCGTGGTCAACGTTTGCAGAATGAAATGGATACTGATTCGCATATTTTCAGGAACGGCGATGTGGCGCGTATGTTTGATGTTGGTGATCCGCAGCAGAAAGCCATCGTAAGCACTTTTGCGAGTCTTGGATGGGAATTCAGCGGGGTTCTAGGACTTGATCGCGTTCGAATCGAGAAGTTGATTGCTCAAGCAGAACAGGCAGGCGAACAATTCGTTTACATCAACGAGCAGCGCGGCAAGACAGGAGCACCACGGTTTGCATGTCTGAATCCGTTAGCTATTGAATACTTAAAGAAGTATTGGCAACGATGGAAGGGAGCGACAATGTTCAAGATTCGCACCAAAGGCGGCTTGAATGAAATGTTGCATCAGCTCGCAGAAAAAAGCGGCATTATCACGACGGGTTCTGTTCATTCACATCTCTTTCGCAAGTGGGTCATGGGTCAATTATCGCGGGCAGGATGGAATGATTATCAAATCAGTTACTATGTAGGAAAGAAGATTCCGGGAGACAAGCAAACCTATCTGCAAAGGTTAGAACAGGATATTCGGGAATTGATGCCGGAAACCTACGAAAAATATTTGTCATTGCGTCCACAGAAAGTGGATGAGGATGTGAAACGAAGGATTGCGGCTTTAGAGAAAGAGAATCAAGAACTGAAAGTGCGGAACGTGAAGGAGCAGAAGTTTTTGGAGTTGCTTTCTGAGCCGAAACTTGCGGAAAGGTTCAAACGGTTCTTGGATGATTTGGGCAAAGAATAGACTGTTCACTTTAACCTGAGACTCCTCAGAGCCTTCCAGATGGGATGGCAGAAGTTATATCTACGCTTGTCAATAGGTGTTAGTTCTGAAGTTAAGGTGAAATTGAAAAATGAAGCATAACGACAACAAAAATGAAAAAACCATTTCTCTTTCTTTACCTCAAGCATATAAACTTCATCAGCTCTACCCAAATGAAAAGCTTGACTGTGTTGTTTGCCGAATTATCCTTGAGCGCAGTTCCCAATCCAATAATCAATCAATTTAGACGTTGAATGTATGCCCTTCTTTTTCAGTTCCTTCTTGTGTTTGTTAAAGTATTCTTGTGCCTTTTCCCAACTGTAAGTTGGAATTGTCACGGTTGTTTGACCTTCTCTCGGCATGGACTTTCAACATGATTAGTAACGGTTACCATTATTTATTTGTTGCCGTATGATCTTCTAGAAGAGTCTTATAGAACCGTGTAGATAACCGTTAACACTTTTATCTCAATAGGTTTAATATATTAGAACGGTTATAGGAACGGTTAAGGAGAAAGCTGGAAGATGCCGAAACCAAGCCAGAAAACCGTCACCATTAAAAAAGAAACCTATCAAGTCGCTGAGAAGAAAGCCAAAAAAGCCAAGAAAACCGTTGCAGGCTTTGTCACTGACCTGATTCTAGAAAACGTTCGGGAGGCTTAGCTTTTGGTTCACAAAGACTCTGATCTCAAAGAGAAAGCGCGTGAACTGCGCCGCCTCTGCGATGACGTGTTGAACGCGCAACATCAATGCCAAATTGAAGTAGATGAGAAAAGGGCGAGGATGAAAACATGATGGAGGAGGTTTTGAGCATTAAATTTCTTGATCCTAAACAGTTGAAAGCAAATGAATACAGTAGACAATTCTTTCCAGAATTGAAAGGTGACGCATTCAATCTTCTTCTAAAAGACATCGAAGCTAATGGAATCAGAACACCTCTTGAAATTACAAAGGATAAGCTTGTTCTTTGTGGCCATGAACGTTTACGGATAGCTTTGGAGTTAGGACTCAAACTAGTGCCAATAACGGTTTTTCCGAGTGACGACAAACTTGAACAACAAGAGAGAGTTATCAAGGACAATTTGGCGCGAAAGGATGTTTCTTACAGAGCAAAGATGAAGTGTTATGCAGAATTACAGAGGCTACACGGACTCAAACACGGACAAACTAAAGTTGTTACCGTAGATCATTCCACGGAACGATCTACGAAGCTATCTGAGTCTGAGATAGCGCATGAAGTAGGGCTTTCTCCAGCAACTTTTGATAGAGCAAGAAAAATCGAGGAGTCAAAGCTTCCTGAAGAAATTAAAACAGCAGCCTTGGAAGGCATGAAGCTTGGCATTCGACCTGTAGCCGACTTAGTAGATGAACCTAAAGAAGTTCAGAAGCAAGTCATTCCTCAGATTTTAGAAAAGCTGAAAGAAGGAGATGAAGGATTTAGCGTTGAAGCTATCACGCGAGAAGTCAAAACAGACCTTGCCACTGACCAATTAATGAAGGATTTGGGTGTACCTCCTCTTGACAAACAAATAAAAGATTTCTATAGTAAGGTCAGTCCTCACGAAAAGACACGATTAGCTGATACAGAAAGAAGAAAGTTGCTTCTTGCTAGTGCCTTGCGACTTTTCCATAATGACTTGAAATGCCCAGTCTGCGGGAACGGTGAAATAAAAAGGAGTTGTGGTCATGGCTTCTAGCGCAGATAAACGACTTGTCGGTTGGCGAAGGATTGTTGCTGAATACTCAAAGAAACCTAAGGAGATAGCCGAGAGTAAAACACTTTCTCCGAAGGCTACAGAAGTAAAGCAAGCAGAAAAGAAACAAATAATTCACATTGCTATTCCAACATCGTCCGACATGTTGATGGATGAACGAATTAATCTTGGTATGATGAATGTTGCGTTCATTCAAGGTATTTACACTGAGAATTTGGATGAAGGAGTTGAACTTCCAGCAAGTTCATACTCGAAAAGAAGAGAAATTCACAAGTTGCAAAAAGACATCAGATGGGGAAGTTCCAGTCTAAGGAACAACCCAACATTAGCTGACACAGTTCCATTTCAAGAAATCTATGCTTCCGAAGGAAGTTTCAGCATAAGTCGCATGATAGTCCTATGGCCTTACAAAAGCAAGATGGTTTACGGTGGTTTAGTCGATGAAGTAGATAGAGTTGCAATACATGATTTCAAAACATGGAATTTTGCTCCAAATCTGATGCAGCATATTCTTGACAGAATGCCAAGTTATCCGTTGTATGATGCAATGACCAAAGGCAAACAAGAGTTCGTGGATCGAGTCAGTGATAAAAAACTTGCTCGACATTTACTAGCAGCAACGTGGCTTATCAACAAACCTCCTGAATCTCTGCCTTTACACGTTTACAAATTATGGTATGAAAGAGGCGCAATGATAATTCTTGAACGTTCAAGCACGTTCACAGGACGCGAATTAGGCAAACCATCTAAGGTGATGAAAGAATGAAGACTGTGATTTGTTGCCGATGCCTCAACCCCGTCAAAATCTGGAACCAAGAAAAAATGAACCGCTGCCCTAATTGCGATCAGGAAGTGCCAGGATATGCCTAAAATCAAGTGCCCAAAGTGCGGCGACCCTCTTGACATCTACCCTGAAAGTGCAAGGTACGGGTACTGCTACAAATGTGGAAAAACAATGGAGGTTCCAAGGAAATGAGTAAGATTGATGAAGCCAAAGGACCTTCTTTGCTGAAAGAAGTTCCGTCAAGAAACACCGAAGAAAGACTGAAAGAAATCATTGCGTTAGCGGTCAAGTTGAAATGGATTTTGCCAAAGATGAATTTCACCACTTATCCTCTGATGCAGTTGTCCGAAGTCGAGAAGTGTATGCTTGCGATGGTTGATGATTTTGAACTTGTAAGAATGCGGAAGTGGGCTGAAGAATGAGCAAAATAGATGAAGCCAAACTCAATGCCACAATGAAAATCATGTCGGAATATCTTCAAGCCTTGTCAGAACTCAGCTTAAAATGCGACAAACAAATGGCTGAGGTATTCGCAACTGGGACCGTAACGATTCAGAAAGATGTTCCGAACTTCTTTCCAGACCCCTACGCGGACATGCTTAGAACTGAACAAGGACTAGGCGTGTATGAAGTGTATCCAATCAAGTTTCTAGGCACAGACAACTTCAAAGAAATCAGTGACATCGTCAGAAACCTTGGCGGTTCATACGTTCATGGAGACAGGAGTCAAGGTGTGAAAGCACATTTCACTATTCCAAAGGAGAAAGGAGAAGGCAAACCATGACTGAAACGGAAGACCGACTTAGAGATCGCTTGAAAGAACACGGCTACGAGTTAGTGAGACTCAAACATTTCAAAACGTTTGACCGTGTAACCTTCAGAAACCAATCCATCAACATTTCAATCAATCTGCGTGGAAAACTCAGTGAATTGGCTTTTGACACTTTGGTTGAGGCTTGCATAGGAAAAGAGGCGAGAGCATGACTATACAGTTGGAAGATCGTTTGTTGATGGAACGACTTGACAGGCTTGAAGCTAAATTGAAGGAAGACATGCGTGAACTAGAATTTTTGAAAACCACGTATGTCATTCGAGAATGGAAAAGGAGAAGCAAAACATGACCTTCAGACAGTTAAGCAAATATCCTTGCTCAAGATGCCCGAAAGAGTTTCAGAGTTTCAACGATTTGACGAGACATTTGAAAAGGATTCATGGCGTGGAGATAGCAACATGACGGTTTTTGTAAGGAAAGAAAATTGTTCTGTGTGCAAGCAACCTATGGAATGGAATGATCAAACTAAACGGTTGCGGTGTGGCTGTGGCGTGTTTAAGGCTAGTTTTGTGAATCTCCGAGATTTCAAACGAGTGATGGAGGCGAAACCAATCCATGTGTAAACCCGTTAGAAATTGGTTGTTGGCAGTTGCGCGGCAGAACCTAATCCCTATGAGCAAGCTGAACTGTTGGCGCAGGCTCATCCTGAGTTTTATCGGAATGTGCAAATGACAAAGAAGGTATGAAAGAATGACTGAAGTTACATGTCATGATTGGGATTGTAGGCATTGTGTCAAATCAGTATGTAGATGCAGAAAAATCGAACTGTCTTTTTCATGGATTAAAAAGCCTCAGAAATCATGCTCCAAATTCGAGACAAAGAAGGCATCAATATGAATTGTGAAGTTTGTGGAAAACCCGATCAAAATGAACATGAAGACTTCTGTTATGGATGTGGTCACATACTTTGTACGGATTGTTGCCATGACCTAGAAAATGATGATGTCATCGGTTCTCCTCATAATATACGGACGCATCAACGGGCTTTTCATTACAAAGTTGAATTGGGTACTTGGCTGTCTTTTGGAGACATCAAGACAAAGAAGGCATAGGGCATGGTTCAGCGTAGGTTTAGAAAGTGTTTGGAACGTCAGGCAAGTCGAACAGTGAACAGGGAGCATTGAACCTGAGCAAAAGGAGACAGACCCATGAGCCAAACCTTTGACTCTGAACCATTCGATCTAGATAAGATAAATTGGCGCGAGAAAGATGTTCTGAAAACTTTACGAACCATAATGAAAATGGAACACCGCACCACATTCACTGCAGACGATCTCGGCAAATATGGTTTTGACAGGTATTTTCCAAAATCGAAGGATGGCAAAGCGCATGGTAAAGGAGCGTTTTGCGCTAAACATCTACGTGCAGGCAACATTGAGGAAGTTGGGTGGACACGCAGTAAGTCTGATGGTAACCATTTTCGCAAGATTCGGGTGTATGCTTTTGTTGAGAAAGATGGAGATGGTTTGAAATGACACAAAAATGGTTGTTGTTGCCTATAGACAAAGAACTCGCAAAAGAACAATGGAACAAACTGATGAAAAGAAGAACCACACTAAGACGCTTGAAGAGGAAATATCCAACTCCTCAGTATCAAGCCAAATTAGAAGTCTATAAAGACTTTTTCCAAGATAATCGTGAGATTCCGAAAATTATCGTTCAATATTTGAAAGGTAAACTTGTTGAGAAGGTTGGAGATGTTCAAAAATGACTTGCCCGATTGACCTGAAACATCATACTTTCACAAGTTGGATAGGAAACGGAAACTGTCAAGCAATCTGGATTGAAGCGTGCCCTACTTGTCAAGCAACATTTTACGCTGATAAAGAGTCTCCGAATCCTAAAAACTTGGAAACTGCAAAACTATTCAAAAAAGATATGGAGAAGGGTTCTGATGAAGTAAAAGACCCTTGTGAATGTCCACGTTGTCATCAAGATTATTCTGCTTGTATATGTCACGATGATAACCTTGAGGGTTCTGGACGTGAAAAGAAATGAGTGAGTCTGCACGGAAACTGATTGAAACTCTAAACAAACAAGCAAAAACTATCCGACAAAGATTGGCTCTTGGATGCTGTGAAAACTGGAACTCTAGTTTTCCATGCGACAAAGAATGTGATGAACCTGTGGTTTCTGTTGAAACTGTCACCGCCCTTTTGATGAAACTTTTCTCTGAAAAGGTTCTGGTATCGCGCAAACAACTCTCAGACAAGAAGCAGATTATTCAAAATCTTGCAGAGTTGACTCAAGCCGAAACTGACAAAATCTTGGAAGGATTTGATGAAGATAAAACAACCAACTCGAAAGAAGAAGCAACGTTACGCTGTTCCTATTGGAATAATGGCTTCATTGAAGGCTTGAAGCAGGCGCGTTCGGTTTTCGGTGAAGCCTTTTCGCAAAAGGGTTCTGGGGTTGAACCTGAAAACAAGAAGAAGGAACCGTAATAATGACAGTTAAAAGTTGGGTGGGGTATTGCCCGCATTTCCATGAAGTTATGGATTTGAACGATTGCTACTTCTGTTACTTCAAAAAGAGGGAGACAAAACACAGATGACTCAGGAAATTTGTAAAGCAAGAAACTGTCGCTTATGCTTAGACCGTTTCAAAGAGTCTATGTTTTGGAGTTGTCCACTTGGAAAAAAGAGGCAAACAAAATGAGTGAGACTTTGAAAAACCGACCAAAAATGACTCCTAACTCATCAAGTTATGAGTTTTGGTTTGAAGGCTTCGAAACAAAAATGCGTTCATTTAGAGACTCTCAAGTTCAATGTGTTGAATGGCTTCAAAAATACACGATGATCGACCCGCTTGACGACATGAAGTTAATGCAAGTTCAAGCCGTATTGCGAACATTCATTGAAAAAGAGGTTCTTGGTAAATGAAGTATCCAACAATGACATATCGTGATTACATTAGAAAACAGGCTTTTCAAACGTCACAAGGACAATTCTTCTGTTGGCTTTGCGGTTCATGGATTAATAAGCAACGGTGGGTTCACTTCAAAGTTTTTCACAGATACAGGGAGATTCTGAAATGACTTACAGTTTTGTTTGTCCAGAATGCCATCAACCGTTCATAACTAGAATGTGGGATCAACAGTTTTGTTCTAAACGATGTTGTGATTTACATCAACGGTTGGCACATAAACGAATGTTGGAAGCGTTAGAAGGAAAGAAAATTGATGTTAAAGAACGATGTTTCTTCAGTTCGCATATTCCTTTGGAAGAAATTCAAAGACTCATGGAGTTGAAAGAATGACCGTGATAAATGAGAAGCGTAGAAAACTGTTTCATCAAGCATTTGAGAAGCAACCGTTAGGCATTCTTAACACGGAAAAACTTGCCGTGGTTGGAAAAACAAAAGGTGATGCGCGTCCAATAAAGATTCCCCGTGGAACCTTGATTGCTTTTCTCAGGGAACTTCAACGTGAAGGGTTAGTTAATCATAAAAGTTTCCATTACTGGACAAATAACTATCAGTTTCACATCAACGTGTGGAGCCGAATAAAATGAGACCTCAAAACGGAAATGGTTGCAATCATGACACCCATTTCTGGTGCAGCATCGGCGGACACTGGCTTCCTAAAGAATTAGCTGACATCGTGAAAGGCAGACCATTCTGCCCCTTCGACAAAGCATGGTTAAGAACCACAACTCGAAACCGAGAAAACTAGCATGAAGAAAGAGTGACCAGATATTGAAATTGTATGTATGTTTGTTTGCGCAGACTGGGGGTGAAAAATAAATGGTAAGCACAGTCTATAGGCGATGTTTAGAAATCCTTCAGATATGCAAGGACAAGCAATACTTTAAAGAAATTCCATTAGAAGAACTGAAACAGATCATTGCTCAAAACGTAGCTGGAGATCCAAGAACGATGGCCCTCTACCTATCTCGAATGCAATACTTTGGACTAATGAAAATGTTGAACCCTCATGTCATGGAAATTCAACCAGCAAAAGTAAATAGACAAGCAGCTCAGGAACAACAAGAAGCTCTAGATGAAGTGATCTTGAGTCATTGGGGAATTCCGCCAAAGAAGACTATATAGGTCGGGAATCAAGAGAGAATGAATTCATATCAAAAGGCAGTTGAAAATAGAATAGAATAGAATAGGTACAATAGGAGACATATTCAATCAATGTCTAGTCTGCGCACAAACACAAACATACAATTCTTTGTTAGGGCACATCGGTTCATTCATGCTGACCGCTAGAAGCAATTAGAATGATTAAAAGAAGCGATTAGCCACTTGTCCAACGATTCAGCATTTTCTCAATAAGAATACCTAGGCCTAAGCAAACCATGATTGACGTTTCAATTAAAGCCACGATCTGTAACTCTGTCATTTATGAACCTCGAACCCTCTGCCTAACTCATTCATTCCTTCAAACTTCCTTAAAAACCCTTCTTGTGCTGTCGCGACTGGCAGTTGGCGCATGTCACTTGCACTTAACATAGATGCTTTTGTGGTGAAGCCTAAATCTTTTATTAAATCATGCTCAACGGTAAGAACGTCAAAATTGCTTGCCGTAATATTTTCAGCAGGCACAGTCATAGATAATCTGTCTCCAATCCTGATGTTCGTGTTTCCTTTGGTGGTCACATCAATTCTTGTCGGCGGATCTTTAAGAAGATAAAGCATTACTTGCGCTCGGGCCAGAGCATCTGCATCGCTCACGCAACGATCATCAATGTAAATCAAGTCGCGTTGACCGTAACTTGCTATGCTTGCCGGATTGTTTTGTGTTGCGCAGTACCATCTTTGACTGTAAAAGTATAGTCCATCAATCCTGACAACCATTGTTCCGTTGCCTGAACTTGCAAAATCAAAGCGAATCCGTTCAACATCATTATTCCAATCATTATCAGTTGAACCGCCCCCCGCAGTCCAACCGTTTGCAAGATACCCTGGGCCTATTGCGAAGTCATATTCGTTCCATTCACCAAAAACGTAAGTGGAGCGCCCCCAAGGGTCTGCTAAGTCACGGGCGAAATAGTGTCCTCCTGCAACGTCCGTATATAATTCTAATGATCGCCACACATCGGGGGCAGCTCCTACTCCTGTTACTTTGACCCAGAAGTGAATACTGTCAAATCCGTTTCTTAAACTTCCTCCATAAACCTGGTTTGGAGGTGAGTAATATACAATAACGCGAGGAGTTGCCTCTAATGGACTTTGTGCCGTATACGAAACTGTGCCGACTTTGTAATCTGCGGCATCTGTTCCATGACTGAACCCGTCTTCCTTCGTCCAGTTTGTTGTGGCTTCACACGCATCCCAAGTTGACGGTTCAGGCCTATTCTTTCTACCGTAAACGATAATATTGTTTTTAACTGGAAGAATGTCGCGATATACTGAACAAACCACCTCGTTTTCTCCAGCCGTTAAGGTTTCAACCCCGAAGGTCCGGATAGGTCTAGCTTTCCAATTCAAATGGTTATCTACATCAACATAAAAATCCTTCTTAACGTTAGTTGCATCGACATAGTAATCGCTCGCTTTTTTTAGTGCGGCAAAATACGGTTCAGCATCAAAGGCTAATGTTTCATTCTTAGCCACTGTTGCATCAATGTCGCCAACGCCAAGGGTTAAATCATTGGCCAATTCCGTGACTAGATCAGACGCATTTAAAGCGAAGAAGTAATCATCTTTCAATCTACGTTCTAACACTTCTGCTTGATTTTTTCCTTCAAAAGTGCGCTGGTAACCGCCTGCATCAGTTCCTGTGATCTTACAAATTTTGCCTATAGTCAAAGGTGTGGCTGGAATCGTATCCCAATCTAGAAAGATTTTGACCGTATCATTCAAAGCAACATCAGTATACAAATATGAATTGTCAGGCTTAACTGGAACTGTCACATTGAACGTTCCAACGCCATTGAGAACTTCTTTAACGTGAATTTGGGTGGCTACGTCATCCCATGTGTAAAGTTTTGCGCCGCCCTGCCAAACTTCAACTCTGGAAACTGGAATACTCATTTTACTCCCCCATCCCTAGGAGCATGTCACCTGTTGTGAAAGCCAAACCGATAGCGGTTGTTGCAAAGTAAGCCCAACCAACGGGACCTGACGCAAATTGGAAAGCGCGTATAGCGATTTGAGCCATCCGTAAATACATGATAAGTTTCTGTATATTGTCTATTGCGCCCGCAATGTCTTCTCTTCCGCAAAATCGTTTCAGATAATTCATGTTGCGGTACAGTATCATTTCTAGTCTTCGCAAATTGGTGTATGAAGGTTCTATATTGACTGTTAGAAGATAATCGATGCTGTGTTGTTCGCTCATTTAAGTGGACCTCTGCTCCTCTAGATGCTCTAGCACATCCATAACTTGACCTCTTACTTCTGCCCAAGCTGGAGCCATGAATGGTGATTTTGCTTCTACATAAACTGCGTAATCGACGAGTTTTCCCGTTCTAGGATTAGTGACGTAGCCTCCAGCTCTAACACGGATTGATCTGGCAAAATCCGAGTCTCTAGTTGGTACTTCCTCAATTCTGATACTGTCGCGCAAACTGCCTGTGTCAACTAAAACGTAGATTTGCGCGAGACCTTGCATTAGTTGAGCTTGTATTCTGAGTGCGTCATGTCCTGCCTGCAGCATTTGTTGCGGTAGATCATAAATTTTCTGAATATCGTCAGGGAAATTATATTTTATGACTCCCGGCATTACAGATTCAATCCGAATCTTTCAACGTAAGTTTCGTTTGATCCTGAACGCCGCCGTTTCTCAGTGAATAGAACATCTACAGTATGTTTTTCTCCCTCGTAGGTGAAAGATGGATTTTCCATTATGGCTTTGAATTGCCTATTACCCGTGTCCAACCATTGCCAAGGTTCAGTGTAACTTCTATGCGCTATTTCATCGAACACTTGCCCTGAAATAGCGTCGCCCCCTGTTTTTACAAGGTTGCCTTGTGGTCGTCGCCAATCATCCGTCGCATTGCTCAGGTCTAGGTTGCAGGTGCAGTGGAATTGTGCGCTGTTGCTTCCCAAATTCTGCGTGTCATCGCCTACTCTTAGCGGAATAGATGTGGTTGCGTATTTGGGGTTTGGTTCAAACCTTGAAGACTCACAGTTTGGAAACGTGAAGTCATTAGCATATACAAGAACGAAGTCAACGTAGACATAGTGTGGTCCAGCCGCAATAGTTACCGGGTTATCATCCGCAAAAATACAGACTTTATCAATATCTTT